TAGAATTGACGGTTTCATGCCGAGCCATTAGCTCATCAATTGTCAGCGATATTCGTTCGTACTGCGTAAACTTCCACGTTGGAATAAGTCGCTTGCGAATCAGCGGCTGGGCATAGCGCCTCTCCGCTGTGTTAACAATCGGATAACCGTAGACATCACTTAAAAGAGCTTCTTCCTCTTGCTCAAAAGACAACGTGACCTGCGGTGTCCAGCTTTCTGGATCGTCGCTGTCGTTCTCGCCGCCGCCCGACCCACCGCTACCACCACCTCCACCACCACCTCCTGTTGGTGGAATCCAAACCGAGATTTCAGTGTTTACGATTTCACAAGTAACATCCCAGTACCGAGCATTACCTTCCCACTGCTGGCACTTTTTGCTTTTGCAAGCGCACTGATACGGTACACCCGGCAAACTGATGGGTTCGTTGGTTATAGGCAGTCCAGCAGTTGTTAGGATTTGCGCTTCGCTAGCACCACCTTGGTCATCGTAGACGATATAAACCAGCGTTGTCGAATAATCAATCTTGCCATCGTTGCTAACGATCTCAGCGGATCGCTCTCGACGCTGTCCAATAATTGTTGGCATCAGTTCATCGCCTTTATGGGATTCTTGTTGACTAAATCATTAAGCAGCCCATTTGCTTTTTGTTGCTCGGCTACTTGGCGTTTTTGCTCTGCCAGTTGAAGCTTTGCTGTGTTATCGCGACCAAACATGGCTTGATAGGCTTCAACCGTCCCAGCTTGCAATGTTCTCGGCAAATCGTAAGACTGCTGCTGAGTTGCATTGGTGTTTTCTTGCATAACTCGAGCAAGTTCAGCACTGCCCTGCTGCATGGTAAGCATGCCACCATTGATCATGTCAGCGATGCGCTGCGCTTGCTCCATCATTTGAGCTTGTGGATTTGCAGCTTTAAACAAGCCTTCCTTGATTGCTTTTGCTTCTTCAAGCAGCGGCGTTTGAGTCATTAACTTTTCAAATTCTTTTATGTCTTTTTCTGCCTGAGCAAAAAAGGGTCGCGACATCTGCTCATAGGTTCCGCTTCTCGCCGTTCTCGTCATCCATGCTTGATCTGACTTAAGCTTTGCCATTAACTCAGCTTCTTTGCGGAAGTCGTCCACTTTTCGCTTAGCTTGAAGCTTTTCGTAGTCAGCTGTCGACATCGTAGCCTTTAGGTATGCTTCCTGAGCATCCTTCATCATCTTCAGGCCGTCAATTTGCTCCTGAACAGCTTCTTGCTGCTTAAGCTTTTCCATTTCAATGAGTCTTCTAGACTCCTGTTGTCTTTTTAATATGTTGTCAAAAAGAGTTCGCTTTTCTTTTATAACCTGAACTTCTTGAGCTTGAATACCTGGAATATTGGTTATTACTGAGGCGTAAGTAGTTGCAAGATTAATAAGCAATCCAGTTGATTGCTGCAACCATTTGTCTCTGTCAAAAAACATCTTATAGGTATAATCTGCCATTTGCGCAAATATCTGAAGAGCCCTGGCAAATGCCCGTAGGTTTTCTGTAACATCTCTTAAAAACATTTTAATGTAAGGTGCGAGCATCGATCCTATTTGCTCACCAACCTGGGTTAGTGCATCTTTAAATGCGTTAAATTGTGCAGTTAATTCTTGAGCTTGCTTTGTCATTTGACCAGCAAATTGACCTTTATGTAGAGTGCTGGTTGAGGTATAGACAGCGTCATCAAAATCTTTAAATGTCAAAAGTCCCTGCTCCATCATTTTGCGTAGTTGCATCATTTCTACGCCAGTCATTCTTGTGATTTCGCGTAATGGATTGAATCCAGCATTTGTTAGTTGAAGAAGCTCTTGCCCCATCAAGCGGCCGGCTCCCCTAACCTGTGCATAGGCTCTTGCAAGTCCTTCAAGTTGCATAGCATTGCCAGAGGATATTTCAGCAAGCCTCCTAAGTGTTGGCGTGACATCTTCCGCAGTTACACCATATTGAGCAAGCATCTTTGCTGCTCGCAACAAGTCGGCAGACTCCAGCGGAGATTCAGCAGCAAGTTGCCTAATTTGATTAAATGCAATGGCTGCTTTTTCGGTGCTCTTGAATTGCACTTCCAGAAGGACAAGGTTATCCCGCAATCTTGCGTATGCTTTGACTGATTCGAGAATTAGCTTTGAACCGGCATAAATACTAGCGCCAATGGCTCCCATGCCTAGAAGCTGCGTGCCAGGAATGCCTGCCATGCTTAGTCCTTGCATGGCTTGTTGCCCAAAACCTCCGCCAGGAGTTCCCCTTGCCATTAGGCTTGGCATTTGCCGATACATATTCATGCGGCGGGCAATTAGGGCATTTTGCTGTTCCTGAAGCCTAATCTGCTCAAGCAAAGCATGCTGCTGTGGCTGAATTACCATGCTCTGAAACTTTTTATTAGCCTCAAACGCATCCACATAAGCTTTCCGCTCTCTGGCTCTTGCAGATTGCTTTAGCCGCTCTATTTCTTGCTGCAAACGTCTTTCCGCAGCCTGTTCTTCTAAAACACCTTGAACGTATTCATCGACTTCTCTGCGTCTTGCAGCTCGTCGCAGCGATTCCATCTTGTTCTCAAAATCGATTTCCATCTGCTGAATACGCAATTGCTCATCAACGTATTCTTGAACTTCCCTACGGCGAGCTTTCACTTTCAAGTCTTCTAGTTTTTTTTGATGCAGCGCTTCTTGAGCTAGCATTCGCTCATTTTCAGCAACGTATTCCTCTCGCTCCATTTTTAAAAATTGCTTTTTGCGGCGAGCGGATGTTTCAGCAATTTCAGCTAATTGCTTTTGCTGCGCACGAACCTTTTCCATAATTTCTGGAGGAAAAGGCATCGACGCTGCAATTGCTTTTTGCTTTTCTTCGAGCTTTGATGCGGCAATCTGCTCTTTTACATAAGCAGAAAGTATTTGCTTTTCTCGACGCTTATTTGTCGCAGTTATTTCATCTTCATTCGATTTCCATCGCTTTAGCCAACCAATAATTTCCTCTCTGCGATTAGCTTTTTTTTGCTCAAGTGCAGCCGCTTCTTTTTCAGCAAGTATTTGCTTTTGAAAAGATTTAGCTAAACCGCTAACTTCCTTGCTTAAGTCTGGCACTAAATCAACGATATTTACTAGAGCCATTCCGTAGTTACCGGCTTTTTGCTCAGCTTCAATAAACGTTCTTGTTGCAGCGCGGATGCGGTCATCAAGAAATTGCTTAGTTTGACCACCCTTCTTTTCAAGCTGATCAATTACCTCAAGCTTACGCATGTACTTTTCAAGATTAGTACGATGCGAGTTAACTTCTCTCGTTAACTGAGCGAGTTCAGATTTGCTGCTCTTAATGCCAGAGGTATCTGCCTGAAAGCTCAACTGAATGTTGTTGTAGGTGATTACCTTGGTCATCTAAGGCCAAACCTCGCTTCAAGCGTTTTAGATATTTCTTCTGCAGACTGCACAGCCTTTTGCTGCTCTTGCTCTTGCAGTCGCTCAGGAATAAACCTGTTTACCGTCAACGCTTCCATTTTGGCCCCTTTGGAAGCAGCGTACAAACTTTGAAAGTTTGAGATCATTGAACACAGTACGCCATGCTGTATCCACCTTTCGTCGTGACTTGATAAAGGAAAAATGGCATCGTAGCGTTCCCAAAAATCCAATACATGAGAATCTACAGATGCCATCCATCCTATTACATCAGGCTCACCGATCCGCAAACAGACTTCCGCAGCTACTCGGGTTCGTCTGCAGAATCGGACTTTTTTTCGAGAGATTCTTCTTTGCGAGTAAAACCAATGTGCTCGCGCGCGGCATCACCGAGGATCTCCATATCCAGCGAATCAATGTCCGCTAGCAGGTCATCTTCGTGATCAAAGAACATGCGGTTGCCATCGGCATCAACAAGCATTTTGACGAGAAGCATGCGAGTTGCTTTCGTCAAAGCCTTCTTGTTGACATCGCCTTTTTTGTCCAGCAAACTCATGTTGTATTCCGATCGCTCGAGTTCCGTTAGCGACTGAAGTCTTGCGACATCGCCGGAACTAAGCGTAACCTCTCGATACCTACGCGCTCGCTTTGCTAGAAGCTGATCTCTCGAAATAGCCATTATTCATCGTCCTCTGTTTCTGATTCAACTTGCCCAAGATGCTCAGCAACTTCGTAATCGGATGGTGGCTGGGCAACCGGACTGATCCAGCCCAGTTGCTTAAACACTTCCGTCTTGATTTCTTTTGCTGTCGACTCTGGAAGCACTAAAGTAAAATTCAGTGGCGATCCAGCGTCTTTACCAATATACCCAACCTGTAGACCATTAGCCATGATGACCCACTGGTTGTGCTCAACTTCAATTGGCCCCAGCGGGGAGTTCATCACTCCCTTGTGAGGCCTTAGTTCTACCTTGACCATAAACTAGCCCTTAATTAGGCGGATTTACTAAACGTTGGCCCAGTTCCGCCGTCGAACTTAAAGACAAACGTAGCTTCTTGCAAAGTGCCAAGCTGAAGCGTTGGAAAATCGAACGACTTGAAGTAGCCAGTACCTGCAAGGTTGGCTGCAGTCGTTTCGTTGCTGGTCGTGGTCGTGGAAGCGACTTTACGCAGCGGGAAGGTGATGGTGCAGGTTTCGGTAACCGTTGCTGCGACTGTTGGCAATGTCAAGCTAGTTGGGAATAAGCAGGTGATGCTTACCTCTCCTGGCTCAACCAAGTCGCTTGGAACATACGACTTGTAAGTCGTGTTGTCCAAAGTTGACTTTTCCAAATCGTCAACCATCCAAGTTGGCAATTTCATGCTGCGGATTTTGGCAGCAAAGGTGGTGCTGGAAAAGCTCACCGTTGCGCCTGCACCTGTATCTGCATGAGTTTCAGTAACTGGCATACTCAATCTCCTTGATCAAAACTAGGCATCGTAAAAAGAAATCAAAAACTCGACCACCGAAACATAACGCTTTTCGTCGCTAGCATCCGTTGGTTGTTCCACAAAAGTGCGCTGCCCAGCTCCTACGGTTGCGTCAAAAAAATTGATGCCTCCGTAAACACCTCGAAGTGAACCAATTATATTGTTTTTAAGCAAATCTGCCAAACTGTTTGCCTGAGCCCGAGTGCTACTGAAGCATTCCATCTCAAGACGACAGGTAGCAAATCCCGCTAAGCCCCAGCCACCAGCAGTTACATGCTCATGGTTGGTAGATATTTTGTTGTAAACAATAGCGGGAAGCTGTGCTCCCTGTGGCAAATCATCGGGATAAATTCGTGTTGATGTTAGCGAGGTAATCGCTGTTCCGGTGTTGTTGAGCAAAAAGCTTCGTACTGCGGATGCAACGTCAGCCACTTACGTTACCCTCCATATGCATTTTGACCGAGCGATCGATGCCCTCTGCCATGATCTTTTTGACCATAGCATCCGTAGCATCTTGCACTTCCTGCGATAGCCGGCGCTTCGCTTTCAGCCTAGCCCGATAACGTTTAGGATCGTTCTTATCGACAGCCCAAAATGACATCTGGCGTGAGGTAGTGCCGTAGTAGTCAAAGTAAGACTTTGCTCCATGTGGATACTCCGGCCCAATAAATGCCGTAACAGCAAATTTGCCATATTTGCGAATCACATAGTTAATGGTTGATCGCGTCCTTGGAAAACTGGCAAACTTTCTGCCTTGTGCGTGTAGCCTAGACCATTTTGCCCGATCTGATGCTTTAGATTCTGGCATCTTAGATCTAAACACATTGGCAACTAGTCTTGCTGCATAATCCATGTGAACATCAGACACATCGCGACTAACCCTAACTGGCAAATCATCGAGTTGCTCGACTAGTTTAGTAAGATCGCTAATATCAATTGCTGCACTAAAACGGCTTTGACCGCCAGTTTTATAGCTAGGCTGAGTCGTTCGTGTAAATGGCTTTCTAGATCCCATCGTTATTCACCGTTCGGCAATAGAGATCTAGGTAACGCTTACTGCCAACGACTGGGCTGACAAAAGCAATGTTGTAAATCACACCATCAAAACGAACTCGCATCTGTGGCGAAATATCCTGCTGGTAACGCATGGTAAACACTGCTGATATCCCGGCTTCCACTTGACCACCACGAAAGTTTTCGCCGCCTCGGACGCTGTGATAAGCAGCAGGAACGCTCTGCAAAAAGATCTGCCAAGACGCAATAGGCTGACCTGTTTCGCTATCGAGCGTAATGTCTGGCTCCTCAATAACAATCCGGTCGCGCATTGAGCCAATGGCAAACCGCTTACCTTGGTAATTTGTCATGGATAGCTTTGCCTAATAAAGCGGCGAACTAAATGCTCGTAAGCAGGATAACCGGCCAACGCCTCGGTAATAGGCTCACCTCGATGCTCAAAGTAAAACACTGCCAGCAGCAAAAGTGCTTGCTTGAGCGATTGCGGAACTGCAGTTGCAG